GTCTGTTTTAGGCAGATCGACTAAGAGGTGGCGGAAAACAGCAGCATAATCATGCATGTTGGTCTCCGTGCAAGGCGGGTCAGAAGTGACGAAAGAAGAAAAACAATCCCTGAACAAAGTCTTCGCAGACTTTTGTAGAAGGGAACGTCACCCAGACTACCGCCAGAAGTGCGATGAGTAGAAGCCTACACCAGCGCCTGCGGTTTACCGTCTCGCGAAACACGGCTTTCGCCGTGCTTTACGAGAGTCCCGAGACCAGCGTGTCTCCGAGTCCAGACGAAAAAGCAGCCTGGGCAAGGATACCCGAGAGCAACGAAATCATTGCTCTCAGCTGGGCAGGGTCCGCGGTGTCGGAACCGGCCGGAATGTCGATCGACGCTCTGAGAAGAGCAATCGACGACGGTTGGGCCGCCATCGGGAGAGCACCCTTGCGGATGATCACCAGGTGGGTGTTCTTCGGCACGTTCGGAAGTAAACCCGTAACTGGATTCGGCTTCCCCAGCACCTTGAAGGATGCCGGCCGCACGTATGTGGCGGTGAAGGGGTCCGATGCAGAATGGACCCTTACTCCGACTTGCGTGCCACCCAGTGCTGTGACTGCCCATTGCTTCCCGAACACTGACGGAGCCGTATCGGTCGTCAGCGTGTAGGTCGGCGATGTGAAGCCCGTCTGGGCACCCCCAGTTACGGGGGATGAGATTGCAATCGTCATGGACGATTTCCTTTTCTTGTAGTGGATGGAAAAGTTTCCTAGCCACAACCAGGTCCCCTCAGTGAAGGGTGCGGTCGACTCGGGGAGTTTTATTGTCCCCGCTATCGGTTGCAGTGGCGTTGAAGTTACCTTTGCGAAGCTCCCACCATGATTTCGGGAAGAAGCGAAAAACTGCTTCCCCGTCCTTCACGGTTTGAGCGTATACAAAGGGCCCATCAACAACCACACCTCCACCGGCTCTGAAAGCAAGCCAGCACTGCACGGCTAGGTTCTTCTCTGCATCGTTACAGATAGCCCATGATCCGCTACCAAACTCTAAGATGAACTTTAGAGCTTCGTGACGGCCAAAGGCCATTTCTGCACCATGCTTTGAAGAAATAAAGAGAACTCTCCTTACGGCGTCAAAATATTCGCCGAAGTAGAGGATCTCCTCTGCTGTGAGGATGGCGCGACCTCTTCGAGCGTGGCGTTCGCCCGCCTGTTCGGCGTAAACGAGACGACAATACTCGTTGAGGTCTTCATCTTGGCATAGCAAGAGAAGGAGGTCCTTCTCGTCCTCCGATACTAGACCAAAATGGAGCAGCGTGTTGCGTGTAAGCACGACATCACGGTTCGCTTTCATTGCAGATCTCCTGGTTAGTAGAAAGGTTCTCTCGGTCGCCCCCCAGCCTTAAGTGCAGCGATGTTCAACCACTGCATGTCGACTGGAAGGGAAAAGCTAAGAGTAGGCCGGATTTTGGCCATATCGAAGCCTTTTCTTACGACCGTTCGTAGCTCTGAAGACGTGAAAATCTCCGCACCATCGAGGGCGATGAAACGCGCACCGAAGTTCAGCTTTGGATTATCTGGTAGAGGTTTGATCTTACGCATGTCGAAAGACGACGTAATATCAACTTCCTCTACCCAAAGCGGACCATCTAGCGTGTTACAGCTAGCCTCGATAACGTCGCCTATATTGGAAAAATAGTCGACGAAGAAACTCCACGGAATCAATTCCCAAGCAGAGGGAGCCCAATCTTCGAGGGAGAAACCACCCCTCTCGATCAAGAGCTCTGCTCTAGACTTGACTAACGAAGAGTCTTGGAGCCTAGTTGACCAGACACCGTATAGGACACAAATAGAGTTCATTGATTGAGTCCTCTCCATAGAGTATGTAACTCCAGAGATTGGACTGAAACCAATGGGCCCTAATATCCCAACAGTCTGGGCGACGTTTTTAGGGACTTCGCTAAAAGCACGAAACTGTTCTCTTTCGAGATAGTCTCTCGTTGCAACTCTAGCGATAGCCTTAGCACCGTCGCGAATGTCTCCGATTAGAGGTTTCCAACCGAAAACAGCCTCAAGATAGGTATCTGCTATCACCTTCGCAGCACTGTCTCCGCGTTTCGCACGTTTCGCGAGTTTAGTCGCACGTGAGAGATACGTTTTGACAGCGTTTTGAAGGCCTTTAGCAGGGCGGAGAACCATCTGGATACTCTTGCCAAGTTCGCCGGCCATAGCAATGCCCATAACGGCACGTCTACGACCAGTCCACTTGCGCTGGAACACCCGGAGGGCATCTTGACACGCTTTACTCAGGTCGTCGGCAGCATAATGACCAGTTACCGGAAACGGCATATTGAGGCCCAAAAAGACCCCATTATGTCCGCTGGTATAGGTTATATTGCTGTCGGGCCCGCTCGCGCTCTTACGCCAGTAAATAACACAATCGGCGTCCGAAGCGAGAGCATTCTGAACGGTGACAGTCATTTGCCCAGAGGCATTCAGATTTTGTTTGATCTTGACCCGAAATTTTGGGTCTTCAGATCCAACGCGATTGTTGACGTATTCCTGAATAAATCCAGAAATACCGCCATCCATCGCACCTGTAAATGCATTCTGGTCATAGGAGTAACCCCTATAAAGGATTCTCCTAGGATTTGTTTTATTGCCCACCGTCAGTCTCCCTGAGATCAGGACCCTTAAAGCCCTGCGACTTTTACATAGAGCCATTCCGAAAGACTATCAGGTCCCTTTTGGGGCGTAGATAGAACTTTCCGGTCCTAAGACGAAAAGAAGGTTGTCAGGTAAACCCAACTACCTTCATAGCGTCTTCCGACCGGAAACGGTTC